TGCGTGTCAAAAGTTGGGGTTCAACCCAACGCTCCACGAGGGAGGCGCTAGGAGCTGTTAGACGGGGACCGTTACAGTTGTAACGGTGGCACGTACCATTGGCACGTATATCCCCTAGCTACTACATAACCACCTTTTCGCTTGGTGATCCATTTTGGATTCTTTACCTTTTTGCGTTCGGGCCTAGGAGGCCCAAGGCGGAAGACGTGAGTCTTCAGCCATTTCGCATAATGTAAATCATCCACTCTAGCACGTTGCGGTACAGCGTAACGGAAGTTACAGTACCTAAACGTGTAGAGTCCATGGTCATTCACTGCTATATCACAAAGATTCATGGTATAACAGGAATAAAACCGGCAGATATCAGACGATATCTTGAGACCGGCATCATCAGGAAAGTCGTCAGGAACAAGCTTTATTGCTATGTTATACTGACGAAATATCGAGAAAAGACTCTTGAAGAGCTCCTTATCGTACACATACGTTAACTCCCCGAAGTACAAAATGTACTTCTCTAAAAGGGCGTTAGCAAACGTGTACAACCAGGGCTCCAAAGAGCTGATCGAGATATTGTGGGGACCCTTCAATTTGAAAGGTCGGACGTCGATCCCATGGAGGTAGTCACCTCCACAGGATTCTCTGAAGCCTTCATTGCCATAGAACGATTTCTCGTCATTGACAATAAAGCCGAAGCGCTCCATCACTCTGATGAATGATAGGGCATCTTCAGTAGGCACAATACAATCATCCCCAAAGACTGAACACTTTCTTAAATCCTTCCATTCTGGAAAGGAGGAAAGTGTACCAAGTCTTTGTAGGCGGGTTGCATGGGCCATTGTCCAGAAAACGAGAGTCTCAAGCGGAAAAGTAACCGCATTACCCATTGTGGAGAACATATTCAAATCTTCGAACACCCCGTTAAGGGACATACGAGGACAGCGAACTTGTTCACACATATCAAACCATTTAGGAGGTAACAACCACCTTAATAGATCGATCGAGACACAGTCAGAAGCACTAGACCAATCAATCGTAGCCTCTTTCGAGGTGATTGATGCGGCCCTGGCGCGTTTCTGATGATGCTCGGGGAGAGTCTCTACATTAAGAAAGACTTTTCGCATTCTATCGTACATCATTTCCATGAGGCCCTGCTGGAGAAACATATTTCCAGTGGGTTCAACGGCGATCATACGACGGATACGATCAGTCTTCTCGACTGTAGTAGCCCGCGACCCCTCGACGACATCGTACTTTTTGCCGGTTGGCAATAGCCTGCTATGATATAGCATGGCACTGTTCAATGAAGAATCGAACAGCAAGTAACGATCGAATAGAGGAATAGCATCTACTGTAATAGAAATAGGAAAGGATGACTTAGCTTCAAGCGAGGTATCCCTAAAGGGAACCCCTATAGAAGTACCACTACCATGTTTACAGTAGTGAAAAAGTTCGTCCTCCAAGAAAGGTGTCAAGACAGAATGCATCAAGGCACGCGCTCGGATCAAGATATTATCAAGATCAGAGAATCGTGTTTGTGGTCGCACCGCGTTTTCAGGGAATGGGTAAAACCCATCTCGGAATTTCGCCATATGCGAATTGATCTTCTCAAACTTAGAGAATGTCAAATCCACTAGATGATCCTGTGACACAGAAGGATCTACGTACTTATGTAGAAACTCCGTTTCTTGTCTAGATCTAAACAGATCATGAATGCTACTATGGCCCCCATACACATGTAAGGGGGAGTGTAGGTCACAGCTAAGAGCCAAAGCTATCTCTGTTTTGATAGCGTTTGGATCAAAGATCTTCCGGATCTTAGTCTTGCGACTGAGAATCCGGTCCTTCCGGACTTTTTGTTTCATTAGGAGTATCTCCTGGTTGGACAAAAGTTTCAAAACGGCTCGGTATATCAGTGTTTCGTTCCCTGAAAGTCAGGGGGGGGACCTTATTGACCATAGCGACTAAAGAGTCGATTATGATCTTAATAAAGGACCACCACGCAAAACGGTTCATAAGAACCGCCTATTGTAACGATAGCTGAGTGAAGAGACTCCGGAAATCGGAGTCGTTCAATACCTGAGCACCCATGGACAGAAGAGTTTCTTTCTCGGTAGTCGTCGCTTCGACGTCTACAGCGAGTTCGATCTTCAACTGTTGGACCGTAATAGCGCCGTTATCAAGTTCCAAAGGAACTTTAATTACAACGTTAGAACGGGCCTGGGTGTAGCCATTTGGTGCCGAGGCCTGAATTTTAGGCTTAACAACGGAGCAGACAATCTCTCGACGCGTCCGCAGATCAGTATCTGCAGTTGCGAAAAGAGTTTGTTTTCCATTGATAATGCCCTCAGATTCAAAGGCCGTAGTGGTACCACCGGAGGGAGTAAGCGTCGCATCAATATCGATGCTTGCATTTTCGAGAGACATATAATATGCTCCTAGTTTGTATGATCTACTTAATTAGAGATAAAATTATCGCTATGAGATCAGTGATGTGGGTTATATCCTTTACCGGGTACTCCCAATCGAGAGTAGGTTTGATATCGGACACGGAGACTGTGTAAGGATCTCGCCAATAATTATATCGAAAGTATTCGACATGATCAGACGAAATCTCTACATAGTAGCCAGGCTGGTTTATGCTTTGCAATGAGCATTGTCTAAAAGACTTTTGCCTATACGTAACATTTGCAGCCAAGATCGATATCGACGGATCAAGAAGGTTCATGGCACCTCGAATTGCATTTGAGATGTTATACAACCTATCTACCATAAAGCTAAGTGGAAAAACTTGCCACATAGTTGTTGGTATATCCTTGAGCCGAAGTCCTAACTTGAATTTCCAATCATATAAGGGGTTTGACACCTCATATAAGATTGCTGCGTGTGTTTTCACAGTTACCCATTCGAGGTCGTTAGTCGAAAGTTCGACAGCGCCCCCGAATAGATCGTGTTCAACACCCTCCTCCAAGAATTCGTCTCGATCTGAGGCGAATCCACGGGCCGTACGGCGCGTGGCTGGATTAGAACTCCTGTCATTAAAAGCCTCCAATGCAGTCAAACAAGACCGTATAAGAGGTGACATTGCGAATCGATATTGATTCCAAAGACCGGCCAATGCTTTAGCTTTTCGCTTAGCATCAGTCATCTTAGAAATATATCTTTTTCGCGCGGAGAAAGCTTTTGCAGCTTGTTGGAGCGCAGTCAACGGATTACGAAGAAACTGAATAGTTTCCCGCAATTCGAAGAGATCTTCACCGAACTCATAAGGTGAGCTATCGACATTGGCCAAAGCGGATTGCTTGGCCATGTCGCGTAACTTACCATCAGCAGTGAGATCTGCAACGTTGTGAAGCCCTTGATCTACTTCTCTTGACATAAATGCCATGTAGATAGCAGTAATAGGGCCAACACCGTTGTAGTACCACTCTGGATGGGTAAGGTACTGAGCATAGTAATGCCCAGTGCCCGACGTTTTTAACGTCGTTTCCTCATAAGTCATCGGATGGTTCACTATACCACCATCCCTAACTACCTGATGATAGTTCGAAGTGACATAATCAGTCATCTTCTTTCTATCGATGGTAACAGGGTACGAACCGCCAGCCATTTCGGCACCATCAAAGCGAATATTAGAGTAAATCTCATATTCGTCTGGGATACCGTCACTTCGGCTTCGTTTGGTTGTAGGCATAGTGCTTCTCCAATGTTAAGAACGATCCAAA